TGTCTGTACGAATACCTCCTACACAGTCATTACAAAAGTTTTTGATTGCTTGCATGGGTGAAGTACGTTTTTGAGCTTTTTTTAACTCTTGTTCTTCATTCCATGCTTCAAGGAATTTACCACCTTTTTTTACAGCATAGGCTTTTTCTTTACGCCACTGTTCAAGAGCTGCTTTGCCCTTGGCTAGTACTTCCGGATTCATTGAGCGTTTCTTTTTGACGGAGTTCATCATTTAACCTTATGTTCATTTTTGTACATATACTAGCCGCTTCATTTGGGAATAGATAGCATACAGCGTCTTCAAGTTTGATATCACGACCTGCTACACAATAGTAGGCTCGATCATAACCTTGCTTTACGAAGACAAAGTAGCCGTTAGATTCTGGTTGGTTCACGATACAGTCACCTCGAATGTTATGTTGTCTTTGATTGTTTCTTCAACAAGTTCTCTGAGAACATCTTTATCAAGGTTAGAGCTGATACGATCTTCCCAATCGATTTCATGATCATATTCAGTGATATCAAACTCATCTGCCATATATTGATCAATAGCAGTGCTTATACGTTCATTGACGATTTCTTCAACACGTACTGCAAGGACATCATCAAGGTACTTAGTAACAACAGACTCGATAGACTGGTATTTGTCTGGATGATATACATTATCAATTTGTTTTGCAATTGTGTTAATCATACAACGAACAGCTACATCAACACCTGCACGATCATTATTTGATACACCTGCCATCACACTGTTTAAGTATGAGAAGGATTCATCAAGGCTATCATGTGTAGCAAAGAGATTACTACGATACTCGGATAATGGATTTTGCATTTTAGTCTTTCAGAGTGAGGAATTTACTTCAACGAATTGAGATACGATATCACGTAGTACATCTGGATGGATAACATCAATGATATCAGTATCTTTGTGCTTAACTTCAGTAACATAGATTTCATCTGCATAGTCTGGTTCATAGCCTCCTTTTTCATCACGGATTTGACATAAACTACCTTTCTCAGCTTCAATAGTGCATTCAAAGTCTGCATTATTAGTATAATACCAGTGGTGATATTTCATTTCATTACCTTATACTAGTGATTCAAATGCCATTTGGTTTACTATTTCAGGGTACATTTCATTTAGTTGATTCATTTCATCATCTGAGAGTGGTGTACCATCAACATAACATGCGTAACTTATATATGCATCACAGAAATCAGGATAGTCTGATGAGTCTACTCCATCTATTTCTAAGTTACAGACTTCTTTTTCGTTAAGTGTGATTGTCATTTCATTACCTGTAGAATTGAACGGATTGTGGTTAGTTCTTTACGAAGTTTACGTTTGTAATCTTTGTAATGGTTAAGGTTTTCGAAAGCTCTTTTGCTTTCTGGTTTGTCCTTGTTAGAACAATTCCAGTGCATTGTTATCATATCATTACAGAAGGCTAGATCATCTTCACGTTCATGAAGAAGATGTTTCATTGTTGAACGGATTAGGTGTCGGTGTCGTTCTGGTAGAAGAAGTAAAGTATCTGTCATGTGTTAATTCCTCAAAGATTTCCCATAGTTGATTAAACTTAACTTCATAGTACTTGGCAAGTACTTGTTGATCCATTTTACCATACTTTAGATCTTCGCATACTTGCCAACACTCTAAGATAGACTGCTCTAAATTAAAGCCATCAGGTTTCATAGGTGTCCGTGAGTTGCAGCTACGATTTTAAGCATTAAATGCTCATCAACTTTAGGTGACTCATAGGTGTTTTCAACAACTTTAAAGAAACCTTTATCAGTTACGCTATAGATGTTATCTACAGAGTATTTACCTACAAAGAACAAGTTATCAGATGTTTTGCAGTGGTACACACCACGACCTTGTTCCCAAGACTTAACATCATAGCTGTTTTCAGGTGCTTTTTCAACTTGATGTACTTCAAATTGGAGAGTAGTAGCGTAGAATGGATTGAGTTCTAACATATGTATTTCCTTTACAGAGAGTTGATTAATTCGAGGGCTTCAGTAGCTTCGTCACACAGGTAAAGTTTATCGAGGAATTCTTGCTCGATAGCTTCATACTTAACACGGATTTCATTACAAGTTTTATTGTATTCAGTGTATTCTTTATCAAAGTCAGCAGAGAAAACAATAACATCACTGATATTACGAGCACTCCATGAGTTAATGAATTCAGCTTCAGGAACAAGCTGAACACCTGCACTGGTTAACAGGTTATAGATTGATCGCATATCATTCTTTTTAGATTGAACTAAAGCTGGCATTTCTGCATTACGCTTTTGAGCAATTTTATCAGAGAGACGAGATACAGCATAGTCACGTTGAGCTTTATTGAGTTTCATGTGTTTAATTCCTTAAGTCTAGTTTCTGCCCATTGTACACCAGCGAAGAAAGCTTCAGTTTGGTGTCGGATATCAGGTTTGGTTGTTTGATCGAGACCAATCCATTTACGCCTGATTACTTCAACAGTATCATATTTATCACGGTCATCATAACAAGCACAACCTCTTTCAAAACATGATTTATCGATTAGTGTCATATATAACCTTAAATAAAAATCCCTCATGACAGACTCGTTAGAGACTATCACAAGGGATAATTATAGATTTAGAATTATTTTCGTTAGTTACACTAACTCAAAACATTGCTTCTTCAGATTGATCAGTGTCAACTGAGGCACCTTCAACATCGAAGTCAACAAAGTTTTCAGACTTACGTTCATAACGAACAAGATCAGTAACTTGCACAGCGATAAGCATTGTGGAGATACCAGACTTACTTACTTTACCGTTAGGTAACTTGATTTCGTATGGTGAGCAATACACCATAACATTACCGATAGAACCATTACCAATCAATGTTGGATCAAGTTCTTTCTTACCAGAGTCAACTACACGAACTTTAGCGGCATCAGTACCATCTTTCTTAAAAGCTTTCTTCTTAAGATTAACAGAGATCTTACCGCCTTCAATGGCTTTAACTTTACCGAACTGAGAGAACTCTTTCTCACGTTTCTTGTCACCTTGAATCTGCAGTTCATATTGATCAACACCAAAGGGTGAGACAGGTTTGTCTAACTTAGCCCAGAATAAGGCTACGTCTTTGATGATGATGTTAGGTGTGGATGTTGCTTGTGTCATGATATTTTCCTATGGATTTAAGTTTCAAGTATAATTCTCGCTAGTCGGTTCCTAATAGATATTGTGTATTATCAGTAACAAACAAGGAGAACAGTTATGTCATCAGGTGGTAAAGCCCGTAACATTAACTCACTGGCTAACCTGAAGTTAATAACCTCAGAGACAGCTAGAGAGAATCAGAAAAAAGCTACTCAATCAAGAATGTTGAATAAGCAGATCAGAGAAGAGTTTAAGTTGAATGCTAAGAACTTTCAAGAAGTAATGAAAGACTTACCTCAACTATCTTCACTCGATGTTCTTAGAATGGCTATGCATCAGGCTCTTCAACAAGATAACTTTGAAGATGCTGCTAGGTATGCTAATATGGTAGCAGAGTATGAACAACCTAAACTACAGAGGATTGATCAGACTACTACAACCCGTACAGCAGACCTCTCAGATGAAGAACTTCAGAGGATTATCTCAGAAGAAGGTCTAGATAGTAAGTCTTAAGAGAATGTCATCAGGGATAGTCTTACAAGTAAGTCTATAAGAGAATGTCATTAGGTATATTACCTATTGATGTTCTCTTTTTTATTACTCTTTAATAATATACTTTTAATAAATATATTAATAACTATCTAAGGGACAGTATCCTATTAGGTTCCAGCTAAATAAGTTTATGATTCTGTTGGGTTTTTTCTCCTTAGTGAATAAAAGGGTTCAACAACGTATGGGTCTTGAAGCTCATAAAAGGTTAGTTTTTTGATGTCTAGTTCACCCATTGATTCACGGTATCTTTCAATACAGTCAGTTACAGTTACACCGAATTCTGTACAGAAGTTATCATCAACACATACCCATACAGGGTTAATTATTTCTTCTAGTTTCATTTATCTAATCTCACTTTCTTTGTCCATAATAGTTTGCCTTTAAGGAAAGCCTTTTGGATACCTGTTGTATCATCAAAGACTACGGATATTTCAGACTTTACTTTTGATTTGATTCTCAGGATAAGGTCGTCATATATTGCTTTTGCTGTTGACATAGATATGATTTCTCTCTTTCTGTTCATATATATTTAATTGTTTTGGCAAGACAACCTGCTTTTATCTTTTCTATGTCTTTGTAGACAGGTCTTTTTTGTATGTCTTTTATAGTGTCTTGAATGAATTGTTTGCATTCAGCTTCAGTTTTGTATTCTTCTTTGGATTCTAATACTACTTCTACTCCAAAAGTATATAGTATCAGTATACCTGTGAATAGTATTGTCATATATTAGTTACTTTCATCTTTAAGTATACTACCTCTTTTGATTTTACTAACAAGGATGTCATATAGTTTATGCATCACAGAGCTAAAAACAAGGTTATCTGATAGTCTGGCTAGTTCATGGTAGTCAAGACTGCCTAAGCCGTTTAAAAGCACTAATGCGTCTTCTTCAGACATTACGATAGTGTATTCAACTTGGGTTTGTTTGGAGATGATCATATTATTATTGTCCTTCTGCGTCAAGTTCATCATTGATTTGTATACATATAGCTTCCATACGTTTGTATCTTTCATCAAATACATGGCAGGCTACGCTAGGGATTTGTCCGTAGTACGAGAACAGACTGGACATATCGTTGTATTCTTCACGACTTTCAATGGTTATTGTTAATGTGAAGGGCATGAAGGTTGTCGGTTGGAGACGTTTAGTGGCGACTATCATATTATACCTCAGTGATTAGTGATTGAACAGTTTCAGTGCAGTTGGTACATACAAATTCTGCAATTTTGATACCGAATGGGCTGTGAGTGACGCTTAATACGTTGACGTCTTCTGAGTTGTATTCTAGATGACAGTCTTCGCAGTGGACAAAGTATAACTTTTTATACATTATTACTCCTTGTTTAAATTATTACTGACTAGTAACTTTTTAGACTGTGTGTTTAGCTTTTGACCACACAGAAATCCCTCAAGACTTCTCTCAAGTCTCGCCTGTTTCTCAGCGAAATCATCGAGTTACTGTCCTGAGAGGACTGTCTTACAGTGAATTATAAAACTTTTTAACCTGTTGATCTACTTCTAGTGCTATTTCCCCTTCCTTTTCGATATCTCTATGCCACTTTTCCTCTTGTTTGAGGTAATCCCTGTGTTTTGTTATCTGATACCATATACCTCTCTCTGTTTTTGTCATAGAAGGGAGTTCTTCCATGATATCTGTGAGTGCATTTAGCTCTTCACCGTCCATGTCTAGGAAATACCTACCATATGCGTGTCTTAAGAATGCCATTTTAGTGTCCTTCTACTATTTGATCATAGATTGCGGTGTATTCTATGATGATTCCGTTAAGTTCTACCTCATTTACCATGTTTTCTAGCACCTTCCTTGTGTCTGCTACTGCATAGATGAGTGTTTCTCCTGTTGTGTCCGGAGAGAGCATAGCTTTACAGCCAAACTCGTGTAGTGACTCAATGACTTCTTCTGTTGTACAGCTAAAGTGCCTTGCCTTGAGTGGGTTTAAGAGTAAATACTTGGTTGTCATAGGTTTCTCCTTAAGCTTCTACGATTTCATTAAACCAGTTAGATGAAGACCATCCTGAGGTTACACCGAACTTAACTTGTTTGCCAATTAAGCTACGAGCGACCTTATACTGCTTACGTGCATGTTCAACATCACGAGTAATAGACAGTTTACGAACAATATCGTTACTATCTACTGCATACAGGTATTTGTTTGATGAGTCTGTATAGACTGCCATCAATGTAGATGACTCCATTGTAAATGAAGCTGTTGTTGTGTCGCCTTTAGTGGCAAATCCAAATGTTAAGGTAGTCATATTGTTCCTTTGGTAATGACTGTTGATGAAACCTTGGTACTTACCCCAAGTGGTCTCTCCGTAAACCCGAGAAGAGCTGTGATTAGATGTGAACGATATGAACCGTTACATCTTCTCTTTTATACTTGAGTAAGTCTTTAGCAGACAGTACTCTGTCAATTAACTTGTTTGTCTTGTTGCAGTATACTAAGTACATATTAAGCCTCTTCTGTTGCTTCGTTAATTTCAATAATAAGAATAGCAAATTGTACACCTGCTACTACACTTGCTACGATAAGACCTATAACATGGAACCATCCATACATAGCCTCGTATTGTATTGCATCGACACACCACACCATTAGATGTGACCACAATAATATAAGAACAATGTGCATTAACTTAGTCATATTAATCTCCTTGAGCTATGACATACAGAGCAAGATCGCTCTCACATACCCGTAAGTATGTGGCAGAGATCTAAACCTTAGATAGAAGAAACAATAGCCCAGACTAATGTTCCAATAAAGGTAAACAGAGCAAGGTACAAGGGAAACAAGGGAGCACCTAACAAAGCAGCAGCACAACAGGTTAATAAACCAAGGCAAGAAAAGAACACAAGAAAACCAGCAACAACAGAAGGCATGACAGCTCCAAGCAGCGCAAACAAAGGAAGCTGAGACGGGCAGCGCAACGCACCGAAACAACAGAGAGAAACAAGGGGGTGTACAAAGCTAAACAGGGTACACATAAATAAACATTGATTCTTTTAAACACACACAAAGACATCTACCCCAGACATTCTCCAAAGACCTTCCCTATAAAAGGTAGGGGTACCCCAAAGACGTATACAAAAGATTACATTTCCAAAAATTATTGGAATTTTTTTTATAAACAAAAACAATAGGTTAGTCGGTACATAATAGAGAAACATTTTTATTACATGGATAATATGACAACACAAAACAATTCTGATAAGCTAGAGGCTCTGAGGGAATTAAAGAAGCGAGAAAAATTAACCGCTTACAAAGGCGACTTTGAATTATTCGCCAAAGAACAATTAAAAATCTTACCCAAGGACTCTGCTAAGGGCTTCCAATCTTTTGAATTTAACGAAGCTCAAAAGATTGTAAATGAAGCACTTGAGAAACAACTCAAGGACACAGGGAGAGTCAGAGCTATTATTTTAAAAGCTCGACAGATGGGATTAAGTACATACACGACAGGTAGGGTATTCTGGAAGAGTTACTTTAATGCTTACAATAAGTCAGTAGTTATGGCGCATGATGCGGCTACCAGTGATGCATTGTTTGGTATGTCCAGGAATATCATCTATAACATGGCTGATACATTTAGACCAGTGTTAAAGAAGTCAAATGCAAAAGAGATTATGTTTGAGCATAATGATTCAGGGTACAGGCTGTATACGGCAGGAGCGCCTGAAGCTGGTAGGGGAACAACTCCTACTATTGCTCACTTATCCGAGGTAGCCTTTTGGGGGCATGATGAAAAGATTTTGGCAGGATTATTTCAAGGAATATCCCAGTCTGAAGGGACTGAAGTTATTCTTGAGAGTACAGCGAACGGAGTAGGCAACTCATTTCACAGGTTATGGCAGGGAGCTGTAAAGGGTGAGAATGATTATATAGCTATTTTTGTTCCATGGTACCTGATGACAGAGTACATGAGGAAAGCCCCTGAAGGGTTTGAGAGAACAACAGAAGAAGAGATATTAGTCACTAGGTATAACTTAAGTGACGATCAGTTATACTGGAGAAGGTTAAAGATTGCAGAGGGTGGTGAGAATAAGTTCAGACAAGAATATCCTGCGACACCTGAGGAAGCATTTATTGTTTCTGGCTCTAATGTATTTAACATTGAGAAACTAAGTAAACTAATTCCTCAACCAATATTAGCCAAGAGAGAGTTTAATTTTGAATCCTCTATGATGGAGGATTTAAGAGATGGGTCTATCGAGATATTTAAGTATCCTACTTTTGAAGATGCTTTTGCTATCGGTGCTGACGTTGCTTTGGGTGTTGGCAAGGATTATTCTACAGCAGTGGTTATTAATGCCCAAAGGGAAGTGTGCGCAGTTTATCGCAGTAATACGATTGATCCTAGTCAGTTTGGTGATTTATTATTTTATTTAGGTAGGTACTATAATAATGCTTTGTTAGCAGTAGAGTCTAACTCTATGGGTATAGCAACATTAAACAGGTTAACTCAAATGGGTTACTTGAATATGTACTATCAGACTAAGATGGCGAATGTATCTAAAGAAGAAGGTAGTAGGATTGGCTGGAGAACAACATCAGCGTCTAAACCAGCTATTATTGGATTCTTGAAGAATGCTATTGAACAAGAAGATATATGGATACCTTCTAGGGTTATTATTGGTGAATTAATGAATTATGTAGCAGACGAGTCTGGAAAGACAAATGCTATCATAGGTCAGAATGATGATACAGTTATTGCCCTTGCTATTGCTCTTGAGGTTATCAGGACACACGGGGACAGATTAACAAATACAACGGTACCCTTCTCACAACGTATGGGTAATTTTCAACAAATAGAAACAACTTGGATTTAAAATATTATGGCAACTAAACAAGGTTTGTATGACAACATCCATGCTAAACGGGAACGTATAGCTAAGGGTTCTGGAGAGAAGATGCGTAAAGCGGGTGCTAAAGGTGCGCCAACAGATAAAAGCTTCAAAGAGTCTGCTAAGACTGCTAAGAAGAAGTAATTTAAATTTAAACAAATAAAGGATTAAACATGGCTCAACTTAGACTCGGTTCAACTTATATCAGTGACCCTTATAGCCTCTCAGCATTAGCATCAACAGGTGTTCCTGTTATTGTCCCATCAAGTGGTACTATTGCTACTGCTGGTACTGTTACTTTGACTACTGCCCTTCCAGCTACTTTTTCAAGTGGTGCTTGGATGTATTTCCCAGCTACTGCTTTTGGTGGTACTGGTGTAGCAGGTGTGTATTGGGTAGTAATGAGTTCAACAACTGCAGGTACAGTGTATCAGAATGTTTCTGTTCCTGCCTCACCTTTTGAACCTTATATCCCTTCTCAAGTATTGTCTGCCGTAGTAGGTAGCAACTCTGCTTACACTCAGACTACTGCTGCTGATCTAGTTCTTGTGCGTACTACTGTTCCAGGTGGTTTGATGGGTTTATCAGGTGAAGTGCATTACAATGCTTTGTTTAGCACTAATGCAACTGCTAACAGCAAACCTGTTAAAGTTACTTTTGGTGGAACAGCTATTCACACTTCTAGTTTAGCTGATAACGTTTCAACTGTTATTGATAAACTAATTTTTAATCGTGGTGCAACTAGTCGCCAAGTAGCTCCTCCGTTAGCTGCTTTAGGTGTTGGCTCTAATGCAAATGCCGTTTTGTATCCAACTATTGATACTAATAGTGATTTTGATATTACTGTTACTGCTCAAATGGCTACTGCAACTGACTACGTTATTCTAGAATGTGTCAATATTCTTGCTATTGAAGGCTAATAAGGAATAATAATATGGCTGAAAAAGATTCAAGACTAACAAGGGCTGGTGTTTCTGGTTTTAATAAACCTAAAAGAACACCTGATCACGGTACTAAAAGCCACATTGTAGTGGCTAAGAGTGGTGATACGATTAAGACTATCAGGTTTGGTGCTCAAGGTGCTGTAGGTAGTCCTGACGGTTCTAAACGTAATGAAGCTTTTAAAGCCCGTCATGCCTCCAATATTGCCAAAGGACCATTGTCTGCGGCATATTGGGCTAATAAGGTTAAATGGTAATATTATGTCAGGAGACAGAGGACAACCATACGTTAGCGTATTAGCTAATATGAATGATGAAGACTACCGAAAAAAGATGGCACAACAACAAGCATTAGAGAATGTATATCCTGAAGCTGTTGTTGCTCCATTAGCTCGAAGTGCAGGTCAAGCAGTTAAAGCTGTTGTAATGCCTGAAAAAGCGGTTGTTGTTGCACCCCCTATTGGTTCTAATTTACCATCTAAAGAATTCTTAGAAGGATTAGCTAGGTCACCAAGAACTCAAGAAATACTTTTACAAAAAACTAGAGACAAATATATTGAATCTGGTAAAAGAGCTATGGGTAGAGAATTAGAAGATTCAACAGCATCTGCACTTAAACAATCATCAGGTGAATTTGTTGCTTTTGCTAATGAAGAACATAATAAAAATCAAAAGAAATTAAAACAAAGAGAATTACTAGAGAAAGAATTAAGAGAACGAAAATATGTCACAAATAAATATCCCCCTAAGGGGCGAAGAAAAAGAACAATTTAGAAAATTAATTAAGACTCAACCAGTTAACAGAGTTTTAAATCCACAAGAAAAAATTGGTGATAAAATCCCTAAAGATTTTAATCCCCGAAAGAGTTAGTCCTTGTGTCCTAAGAGAAGTTTACTTCTACTTTGTTGGCTACTAGCAGGGTGATTAAAGAATTAGTAGCACCATACAAGTCTTGTTGTAGACTTTGATTGATTGAATGTACAACCCAAGAAAGGTTTACAATGAGTGATACAAGTAGAGATATCATCCGCTTTGTGGATAGATATAAAGATCCAGTAGGAGATAATGAACTCCTAGCTATGATCGAACAGGGTGTAATGAAC